AGAAACAGAAATAGATACAGCTGATGATACCATAGTATGGGATCCTCTTTTACAACAAGCAGTAAATTATGTAAAAGCAAATCCAAGTTCTTTTACAGAAGGTCAAAAATTTAAAGATATACAAGAAATTTTAGACCAATAAAAAACCCGCACTAGGCGGGTTTTTCATTTATGAATCTTTCGATTCTGGTTCCGATTCTGGAACTGGTTTTACAGCTTCTTTCAATCTAGCTGTATATGCTTCTTTTGAAAGCATTAATCTTTCTACTACTACTTGCGCTCTAAGTAGTTCTTCTTCATTTAACTGAAGTCTTCCCACTAATAGTCTTGCATCGTCAGAAAGTTCTGAGATGATGTATTTCTCACCATCTATTTCTAGAATCGGCTCTTGGTCTACTTGAGTACTCATTTAAATATATCCTGCCAATTTCCTTGTGTACTAGCCTTAGCATACTCGGTAGCACGGTTTTCGAAAAAGTTGGTATGCTCAACTGCATTTACTTGCATGTCAATCCACGGTAAAGGATTTGTTGTACTATGAAATATATTTTTCATTCCCAAACCAAGCAACCTTCTATCAGCAATATATCTAATATACTCCTTGACTTCTTTTGCACTTAAATCAGGTATATCTGCTTTTTCAAAACAAATATCAATAAACTTATCCTCTAGTTCTACTACTCTTTCAGCAGCACAGTAGATTTCATACTTTAATTTATCATTCCATATTTCAGGATTTTCTTCTATAAATGTACGGAATAGTTTAGAAACATTTTCTACATGGAGAGTTTCATCTCGAATAGACCATGTTACTATTTGTCCCATTCCTTTCATGAGATTATGTCGAGGATAATTCAATAATATAGCAAAACTACTAAATAACTGTACACCCTCTGTAAAACCACTATATACTGCAAGTGTTTTTGCAATATCGTGTTTTGTGTTCATATTGAAATCTGATAGATACTCATGTTTTTCTACCATTTCTTGTATATCCATAAACTCTTTATAAATCTCTTCTTCTTTTCCAAGAGTTTCTAAAAGTAATGAATAAGCATCTTGATGGACTGCTTCCATAGATGCAAAACTTACTAACATCATTCTCACTTCTGGAGACTTAAATGTTGGTAAATAATGTTTAGCGTACCCGCAACAAACATCTACATCTGCCTGAGTAAAGAATCGAAAGATATTATCTATCAATGCTCTATTTTCGGCTGTAAGATTTTCTTTGTAATCTTTTATATCGTCTTGTAGAGGAACTTCCTCTGGTAACCAATGCATCTGTTGTTGTTTTTTATAGGCTTCATATGCCCATGGATAGCTAAAAGGTTTATAAAAGTTTCTTTCGTCTAATAACATTTAACCCTCGCAACTTAGACAACCCTCTTGTTCAAAGATTATCTCTCTTTTTACTTCATTTGATACATTATCTGCACGACTGATTGCTTCACTTCGTAAATAGTAAAGCGTTTTCATATTTTTAGCCCATGCTAACATATGTGCATTGTGCAAATCACCCTTGTTCACATCTGGTGGAAAAAATAGATTGACACTTTGTGATTGACAGATAAATTCTTGTCGCATACTTGCGTGTTCTATTATCCACGATTGATTGATTTCTACGGCAGTTTTGAAAACATTTTTCTCTTCATCTGAAAGAAACTCTAAATGCTGAACACTACCTTTATTAGTCACAATACTTTGCCACACTTCAGGAGTATTTTCTCCGTAAGTCTCTAGAACTTTTTCTAGATACTTATTCTTGTGTAGATGTGAACCACTTTTTGTTTTTTGTGTGTAAGCATTTGCTCTGAAAGGTTCTATACTGGGTGATGTATTACCACATATAATAGAACTACTTGCATTTGGAGCAATCGCTAATAAGTGTGCATTTCTTACAGAAGCAGTATCATCATCAGGACAAGCACCTCTTTCTACTGCGAGTTGTCGAGTAGTTTCATCTGCTTTTTGTTTTATGTATCCAAACATTTTCATATTATTACTTGTTGCCCACATTCCTTCAAATGGCACATTATTTTTCTGTAGATATGCGTGAAAACCCATAGCTCCCAGTCCAATACTTCTTTCTCTTAATGCACTAAATTTTGCTTTTTCAAGTTGTTCTGGTGCATCTTTGATAAATACTGTTAGAACATTGTCTAACATTCGTATTAAGTCTGGTATAAATGCTGGAACTTTTGACCATTCATCAAAATATTCAAGGTTTACACTTGAAAGACAACATACTGCTGTTCTTTCTTCGTTAGTTGCAAGAGTTATTTCAGAACAAAGATTACTGTGATTTACTCGTAATCCTTTTCTTTTTTGAAAGTCTGGTAAATCATCTTGAACAGCATTTTCAAACATAAGATAAGGCTCTCCTGTTTCCATTCTGTTTTGTAATAATTTTACCCATAGTGTTCTTGCAGACACTACTTTTTTCACTTCTTGACTATGTGGGTCTATAAGTTCCCAACTATCATCAAACCCATCTTCTTTAGTAGCTCGATAGATAATCTCCATAAAACTGTCAGGTATGACAACGCCATGATGTAAGTTTAGACACTTACGGTTTGCGTCTCCGCCTGTTGGTTTACGAATATCTAAAAATTCTTCTATTTCAGGGTGGCTCATGTGTAAGTAAGAAGCATAGCTTCCTCTACGAGTTACGCCCTGTGAGAAAGCAAGCATTTCTGCATCAACTACTTTCATAAAAGGTATAACTCCTGTACTTTCTGACCCTTTGGAAGTCTTTGTACCTTGAGCTCGTACAGAACTCCAAGAACCACCTATACCTCCTCCAAAAGAAGAAAGATATGCGTTTTCTGTGTAATGTTCTGTGATACCCTCTCGGCTATCATCAACATAGTTTAGAAAACAACTAATAGGTAAACCTCTTTGCGTTCCACCATTTGATAATACGGGAGTAGCAAACATAAACCATTGTTTACTAACATAGTCATAGAGTCTTTGTGCATGAGCTTCATCATCAGCAAATGCTGAAGCTGCTCGTGCAAATGCTTCCTGTGGAGAAGTCTCGCCAGGAATCATATATCGTTCTTGCAGAGTTCTTAGACTGAACTCATCAAGCAAACTATCTTTGCTATAATCAATCTCTATTTTCATTTAAATACTCTCGTAATGATGAGGATAAATCCTCAAGATTCATACCTGCTTCCAGTATTGCTTGTTCGCTATAACTCTCTAAATCCATGAGTTCTGCGTTGAGTAGCAACCTGTCTGCGCCTTCATTTAATGATTGAATATATTTATATTTGCTGTCGATAGGACACGCATCATAAATATCGAATAAATCACCATATTGTTCAATAAGTTGAGCAGCCCGTTTGGGGCCAACTCCTGCAATACCTGGTATATTATCCCCTGTATCGCCTGCTAGACATTTGAAAGTAAGAAAGTATTCTTTGTCAAAAGAATAGTGTTCGTCCCAGTTATGTACTGTAGTTTCTTTTCTAGTTACAGTACTAAATCGAGATACTGTGTCAGAGATAAGTAAGTCCCAATCTTTATCTGATGATATCAACCATATCTCATCTATCCCAAACTTATCTTTGTTTCCTACTATCCAAGCTGCTAAATCATCAGCTTCTAGTCCTTTTTGTTTTATGGTAAGATGTCCTCTTTTCTCAAGCTGAGTAAAAGCATTGGAAAACTCTCCCATAAATTGCTCAAATTCTTTCTTTTCTTCTTCTGTCTGTTCTGCGTATCTGTCTTTTCGATTTGCCTTGTATTCAGGATAGATACTTTTCCTGTATGTGCTACCACCGTCAGCAAGTACAACTATGTTTCCACAGTTGTATGATTTTGCTAAACTCTCCACAGTTCTTACATAATCATGTTTAAACTCCAGTTGCTTTGAATATTTCCAACGAAATGCAACATTAAGTCCATCAACTATAAGTAAGTTCCCATTCTGGATCTGGTTCCCAAGGTCTGAGAATGTTATCGCCATTTGTAAATTCCAATTCTTCGTTTTCTAGCCACTTGTCTGCTAACAAAATATATGCACCGAGCCAGTTTATGTACATATATCGTTTTTCTTTTTTCGGTTCTCTTGTAGTAGTTACATACCATTGAGAGTAGTTTTGTTTCATAAAGAGTAAGGGCTCCTGTTGCATTTGCTCAGCCTGAGCAATCGCTTTTGTCCACCACTTCACAAAGTTGTTATTTTTCTGTGTAAAAATTTTCTGATTAAAAGCCATATCACGATAGTGTTTGACTTCTATCATAAAGATATTATGTTTATCTTTTACATACAAGTCTCCTTTTATTTTACCACTACCACTACCTGGTGTTTGGGTGAATGTTTCACCTGAATTTATTCCGAGCAGATGTGCGATTTGTTGTTCTGCTCTTGATCCTTTTTGTCTCGAATTTACCACTTATTTTCCTTATTCCGCAGTCAGGACATTTTTTCCCAACTGGTATGTATACTAATCTTTTGAGTACAGGGCATTTGTGTTCCCAGAAAGTTTCCATTACTCAAGCCTACTTATATTGTCCTCCTTTATTACTTCTATTTTTGATAGAAGTGGGTGAGTCCAACCGTGAGAAACTATGTATGTGTTTAGAGTTTCTCCTAATAATATTTCTACTAACTTTTCTCTGCCTTGTTCGTCTAATACATTGATAACCTCGTCAAGAAACAAGGTATTTATTTTAGAACTAGAAATACTACTCATTAATTTTCGTATTGCAAGTAGTGTAGCGGTGTTCACTCGTGTTAGCTCACCACTAGACAAAGCTAGAATATCTACTATGTTTCCGTTATCGGTAATCTCTACATTCAATTTGTCATTTGTAACGACAAACTCTAAACTGAAACGACCATCAGAAAGTTCTGCAAGGTATTCGTTTGTTAGTTCTTCTAAATCTTTTACAAGATTTTCTATCTTGTATGCCAACAGTCCGTTTGTGCTGAAGGCTTTTTTCAATATCTCCAAGTGTGTTGACTTTTCTTCAACTTCACCCAAAGCTGCGACAATCTCTTCCAACTCTTTCTCAAACTCATCGGTTTGTTCTTGGATTACGGAGAGCCTCGTATTATGTCGCTCTGCTCTCATGTTTTCTTCTGCTACGCTCTCGATTTCTTGTTTTACACTTGAAATACGGGAAGCAATTTCGTCAATTTGGGAAGAAATCTCGTCACCGTCTAAAATCTGAGAAGGTAGACTCTTGTCCACAGTTCTCATAAGTTCTTCAAAATTTCTTCTTTGCACATCACGAATTGTTATTTTCTTGTTGTGTGCTTCTATCTTTTCAATTTCTTCTTCAATATCTTCTTCGATATCTACTCCTCTCGTGATAGTACTTACATAACCCATGCGAATTTCTTCCATTTGGTTCCAGTCTATCTCTTGCTCACAAGTCGGGCATACGCCTTCAAGTTCAGAGATTTTGTCCAAGTGCGCTTGGGCTGCAGACAATTCAGCACGAATAGTGCCAAGTTTCTGCTGTTTAGCGCCAAGGTCAATCTGCTCTCCTTGATAAGACAGATATTCACTGGTCTCAAGCTCTTTCAACTCGTTAAGATTAAAATTATTGTCTATAATTTTTTTATTTTTCTCGGAGATTTTTTCAAAATCCGTTCGTAAACTCTGTAAATCTTCTTCGTCTTTTTTCGAGATTTTTGGAAGATTTTTTATTGGCAATACATTGATAGTCTCTAATTTGTTTTCATTCAACCATTTCACTATCGTATCACACTTACTATTTAGCGTATTTATATCTAAAGAAATCTCTCTTGATGCTTCCTTAAAGATTTCAAAAAATTCGACATACTCGTCTAACTTTAACAAATCAATGAGAAACTTTTTTCTATTTGTATCTGTCGCAGTTAAAAACTGAAGTGATGTATTTGTATTTTGATATACTAACTGTGTAAAAGTTTTGAAATCAAGTCCAAGTAAATCTTGAACTGTTTTGTATGTATTCGTAGCGGTATGCGAAGATATATCTACTCCGTTCTCATACAACTTACATTTGATACTAGCCTTTCTACTTACATCAATTTCGTACTCATTATCATCAACTGAAAAGGTAAGATTAATCCAATAGCCTTGATTTACAAACCTGTTTTGAATCTCTTGTTTTTTAATGCCTTTTGAGTTCTTATTAAATAATACTTCCTCGATAATAAGTGGTATGGAAGACTTGCCTTGTCCATTTGTCCCAACGAGTTGGGTAAGGTTACTATCATTAAGGTGCAGAGTATTGTTCTTCCCATAACTGAAGCAATTATCCCATTGTAGCTTTTTTAGAATAATCATTAAATACTCCCATAATATTTTGTATTTTATCGTCTGTTAAATTAAGTATAGCACTCAGATACTCAGCAAGTTCTTCATCAATCGTCAAGTCTTTGAGATTGAGTGTAGCTTCAGATGCTCGTTTTACTACTTTCTTATCAAGTAGTTCAGAGTTTTTTACATTTGCAAGGTCTGCTACATCGCCTTCTATTTCATAGATTGTGTGGTGAAACATTGTCTGTTGCATTTCACTTGGGTCTGTTACAGTTTTGCGTAAAAGTTGGGGCAAGTGAAACTCGTCCCAAGTCCAGCTATCGTCATCATGTATTAGCAAAAAGCCTGTCTTTACTAAATCTCTGTGAAAAGAAGTAGTCATAGGACTTCCTGGATATACAATATTTCTCTGAGTATTTGAGTGACTATGTAAATCCCCTGCAAAAACTACAGGGAACGGGTCAAATCTAGAGAGCTCCACCTCTGGTGTTACATGAGGGGGTATTTCACCCCTCACATGAGTATAGAGAGGCAATTCTGGATTACATTTTTCTATTGAGCCTTTCTTATGAAGGTCTGCATATGGAAGAATGGTTCCAAACTCAAATTCTGTAGTCTCGTCTACTATTGTAACGAGGTCATTCACATCTGTAGTTGCTCTCTTTAGATTTGAAAAGAATGTCTTATTTTTCTTTGTTGCTTCATGGTTGCCATCAAATATTATGGTAGGCACACTTACTCCTTTGATAAAATCAAAGTATAGAGTAAGTTCGTCCATGGAAGGGACTCTATCAAATAAGTCTCCACCTATGATGTGCATAGATACATTTTTCTCTAAATCATATATTTCATCAAAGAAAAGTTTATATCTACTACACGCCCAAGGGAGCGGCACATTCTTTTGTCCTAGCTTAATATGCCAGTCTGCCGTAAATAGAATCATGCTACAAAGTCCTCGCCTGGTTGCCAATTACAACCTGTTAGTCCTCCAGCTTTTATGGCTCGAAGAGTTCTCATGACTTCGTCAGCGTTTCTGCCTGTATTTAGTCCATTGACTGATACATGCTGAATTACATTATCAGGGTCAACAATAAATGTTGCTCTATAAGGTACTCCGTTCTCATTGTCAACTATACCCAGCTCATTTGCAAGATATAGTCCGCAGTCAGCAGCAAGAATATGTTTTATATTTCTAATCTCACCACTTACTGTTTTCCATGCAAGTTTACAATGCTCATTGTCTCCACTAATGCCAATAACATCAGCTTCTTCGAGCAATCTGTCCATAGCAGATATTTCTGTTGGGCAGATAAATGTAAAGTCTTTTGGGTAGAAATAAACAACTGTCCAATCGTTCGTAAGAACATCTATTTGGATAATTTCATTATTTTCATTTACTCCTTGCATGGAGAAATCTGGGAATAAATCACCTACTGTTTTCATAACGACCCCCTAGGAAATGCTAAATTCGTCAGCAACTTCGTCAGGTGTATCTTCAGAAGGTGTAGTTACTCTTTGTAGAAGCTCTAATTGAGCATCTGCTGTTGGTCTAGGAAGAACATCGTCCATTGACTTGAGTTCTGCAATAGCAGCTTGCTCTTCGTCTGTCAATGCTCTTGGTTTGCATTTAAGAGCTTGTAATCTGTACTCGACATTAAATGCCATAGGCCCAGTCTTAACTCTTTGAAAGCAAACGTCCCAACCAGTTTCAGGGTCAGTAGGATCGCCTAAATCTTCTGCGGCTACCATTATTTGTTCCCACAGTTTTTTCTTTAAGTTTACTACTTTGACTTGTCCATCAGCTGGGTCGATAGCTTGTAGAGCATATGCCCAACCACATTTTAAGTCTGGGAAAAAGTCACGAACGTGGTCTTTTTCTTTGTTGTTGAAAGTTTCTGTATTTCTGTCGAAAGACAAACATTCCATAGGAATATTTTTGTTGTTTTCGCCTTTAATCCAGTAAACATATCTTGGTAGAATATCACCTACTAAACGGAATCTATTGTCTCCTTCTTTGTAAGTGTATTGATTAATTTTACTTTTTTGGGCTTCGCCCTTAACTTGATTGAATTTAATTGCCATTTTTTCTTTTACTCCATTGTTTAGCGTTATCTTCAAATTTGAAATGAATTACTCCATCTTTCATTTGAAGCAATCTGTTTTCTTCAATTATTTCCTCGAGCATAGGTAAATGTATTAACTCTAATGTAGTATTACCATTTTTCTGATACTCGTGGTAGTTGCGATATGAAGCAACACAAACATAGTTTGCGCACTCCAAGTTACTATAGTTTTTTCTTTCTGCCAATAACTGTTTAGGATTAGCAAGAAAGCTATTACCCAAGTAACTCTTACCATAATATTTATATATAGGGTCTTTGTTACTAGAGGGTATTCTGTTATATGTTAAAATATGTATAATAGTGAGGATAGAGGTGGGGTCACCATCACTTGCTCTCATTATTTTTTCCATATCATATTTTATCATAATGTTATATTATAACAAAATTTGACGACTTTGTCAAGTAATATTTTTCGGAGGTTACTACAGGGTAGATATCTCATATCCCTGTTTAATATAGTAGCCAAGTCGAGCATTAGCTTGACGACTCGCAGTTTTACCCACAAGATTAATATCAACTACTGTAGGTTGTTTTTTATCTTCATAGCGTCTAATTATTCTTCCAATCAGCTGAGTAAGTAGAGGCTCGTTATTTACGGGTGTGCCAAGAATTAAGCAGCTAAGAATATCTAAAGAAATGCCTTCTGAGAAAATACTTTGAGTCCCATACAGTATGTTTTTGTCTTCAAATATCTGATTAATTATATCGGGTCTTTGGTCGTGTGGTATGTCTCCTGTCACACAAACTGCAGTATCCCCTGTCATTTTCGTACACATTTTTAAGAAGTCTACTCTATCACTAACCACTAATACTTTATGACCGCGTGCAGCATATGCACTTGCAGTCATGGCTATAGAATTTTGATACTCTGGGTTGTATGCCAACTCATTTATTCTATTGGCCCAAGGGATAGAGTTTCCGTCCATGAAGCGTATTGGAAGTTTTAGGACATCAATTTTTGGGGTCATAAAATTTTCCTTTGGTGGTTTCAAAACATTATCTCCAAAGTAATCTCTAAACACTACATGTTTGCCATCTTTTCTTTGTAAAGTACCTGTAAGGCCTATCTTATATCTAGCACAAGATTTATCTATAATCCTAGTAAAAGTTGGACTACTAACATGGTGCATTTCGTCTAAAATTACTGTGCCAAACTCTTGTCTAATTTCTTCAATTCTTCTGTATAAACTCTGTATATTACCTATTACTACAGGTGTGGATACATCAAATTTACCACTACCTATAATTCCAGGTGTAAATCCAAAAACTTTCTTTACTTCTTCTTCCCATTGTTTTCTTAGTGCTAATGTGTGCGTTACAACAAGAGTTTTTTGTCCAAGTTTACCAGCTATTGCAAGACCTGTAAAAGTCTTTCCCCAGCTGACCCAAGCGTTAATTATAGCACTATCATTTACTTCATCATAAACTGACTGCTGGCTTGGTCGTAACTCGAATATAAACGGAGGAAATTTTACAGGTTTTAAGATTCGTTTGTCAACTATCTCGTGGTCTTCTGGAATTAAATCCATTCTACCACTTGGAATAGATACTAAGTCGCCTTTGATTAAAGACATATTCTTTATCATCTGTGGCGGGTCTCCATACTTAAATGAAGGGATAGCATAAGTAAGCTCCCTGTCTATTTTGTCCTTTGTACGAGGCAAAACATCTAAGTATATTCTATTCGACAGGACTGCTTTCATATCCTTTAAACCATTGTACTAAGGAGTACCTTGTTCCTTCTGTTACGGGTGTGACTTCATGATACAAATTAGATGGAAAGATTACTAATGTGCCTCGTGCACTCTCTACTGCTGTAGATTTATGTGCCTTTTGAAACTGTAAGAATCCGCCTTTGTAATCAGAGGGGTCTGATAACTGTACAGTTACACTAAGTATTCTTCCATTTGTTTCATCAGAGTCTTTGTGTAATCCATAAAAATCTCCTGCTTTGTAAGTTGCGAACTGCAAATCTTCAGCTTCAGTTATAGTGTAGTTTTTATAGTTAGATGCTACCATTTGCTCTATGTATTTACTGACAACAGAATTGCCAATAAAGGATATTTTAGTAGACCTACCCTCTGATAATAAGTTATCCTCGCCAATCCCAGCATTTAGCTGAGGACGATTTAAACCTTCATCAATAAGTACATCACATACTTCATCTGGTATTAATTTTTCAAATATTTGTATCATTTATATAACTCCGTTGCCCATGGGTTTATGTTGACTGAAACTCTTTTTCCAGTAAATTCTTCTACTCCATGATATAGTTTTGGACTAAATATTACTAGTCTATTTTTGACAGGTTTTATACTTATTCCTCTTTCAAATTGTAATTCTCCTCCAATGCAGTCTGCTTCCATATAAAATACACTAGAACATATTGGAAATCTTTGTATTCCGTGCTTAACATAAGCTCTTTCATCTTTATCATAATGCCATTGACCTGGTCGTGTATGCGTGTGTGTCCAATAATCATACCCTTTCATATCTTTTATATTAAAATACTTTTCTATTTTTTCTAGTATTTGAGAACATAAAGCATAGTTTACATGATATTCTAGTTTTTCAAACCACCCCTCTCCTTCTTTATCTGCTAATGCACTAACAAAGGGTTCTGTAGAATAATTTATTGTTTTATTCCAATGCTGTAACTGATGAGGTTGAAACACTCCATCTATTATATGTACTTTCATATCTTTCTCCATGTATCTTTTTTCTTCTGCTCACTAGCTTCGTAGAAGAGCCAAGGAATGCCATCTCTATACAAAATCCCTGCCCAAGACATACTCTCGGGCAGAGGTCTTTCGAGAGTGAAGGGGAAAGGGCATTCTTTAATCCACAGCACACTAGCTATGGTTTTTTTCTCCACTCTCAAAATCTTGTGGTATTTTAATTCTACTGTCTGAGTTTTCTCTTTAGTGAAAAAATAACCACTCGAATCTATATAATGTTTGCCCTGATGTTTTAATAGTCCTACTATATCTCTTATCATTGACTTCAGAGGATAAATACTTTTCATAGGGCTTTGTAGTCTTCTTTTGCCCAAAGTATCCCCTGACATATTTCTATCGTCAAGAACTTGATTTTCAATCCACATTATACCATCTACTACTTCAATATTATCAGTATGCACAGTAAAGATAGGAAATTTTAATCTATCATAAATCATTTACCATTTACTTACAATGTTTATCATAATTACATAAGCACATACAAGATTAGACATTACTATAAATGTTCTTATCAATGCTATTATGTTGTCGTTTCTAGGGTCAAAGCCATCTTCTTCGCTATACGAACCTAGTGCGTGTTTCCAAATTGTCCAAAGTCTTTTCATATTACCACTTATCTGTTACATCAGGCTTTTTATTTTCATAGTCCCAAGGTACACTTACAGTATAAATATCACTCATACTATTTCCAATATACTTGAAGTTTTTTGATACAACAAAAGGAGCTACATGGTCAAAGTACTTATCTACACAAGTATTCTCTGCCTCTGCGTATGCCTCTACTTCTTCATATGTTCCATAGACTAACTGGCCGTCTTGTAGTTTTGCTACTTCTGTATTAGATGTCATATTTTGCCTCAAATTTACCAAGTGAGTAGTCATCATGGACATCAAAGTCACAACCAACAGGACAACCAGGAATACTAAACCCTCTGTCTTTTTGTACACATTCTTTTAGTATTTTAGAATATTCTTCAACATATGATTCTTCTACTTCTGCAAGTATAGAGTCATGGACTAGTGCGAATATGTTTGCAGGTTTGTTTTTGATTAGATTATGTGCATCAATTGCTCCAAGTAAGTTTATATCTGAAGCTACAGACTGAACAAGAAAGTTTAGACCTGACCTGACTTCATGACTAGCAATGCCTCTGTTATCTGACATAACATTTGGTAATCTTCTCTTTCTACCAAGTGCAGAATATATAAATCCATTATCCATAATAAATTTAGAAGATTTATCAATCCATGCTCTAAGTTTGAAAAACTGTCTGAAGTAATCATCAATAACTTCTTGTGCTTGATTTACTGAGAAGTATGTACCACTATCTTTGGTTACTTGTTCTGATATTTTATTTGCACCAGCACCATACATTATTCCGAAAGTAACAGCTTTTGCAGCTTGTCTTTCTGTTGAATAGTGTTCTGCTATATCTTCTACTTCGCCAGGTAAGTTAAATACTAATTTAGCAATCTGACTGTGAAAGTTACCACCACTTTTAAATACATTTTGTAGGGCAGTATCTTCTGCAAGTACAGCTGCTACATATACTTCTGCTGTTGTTAAGTCCATTGCAACAATCTTATTGCCTTCTTTGGCTCGAATACAACCTTTGACAATAGGATTATCACGAGGTATCTGTTGCATATTCATTTTACCACTAGAAGATAAGCGACCTGATGTTGTGCCATGCAGATTAAAACCAGTTCTAAGTCTGCCGTCCATGTCTAGCTGTGGTCGTATCTTATCAAGATAAGTATTTTTTATCTTTGATTTTTGTCTAATGGATAGAATATGTTTTGGTATCTCATGCTCTTCTGCAAGTTGAGTCAATACTTCTGCGTCTGTACTATGCGCTCCTGTACCAGTCTTTTTACCTGTAGGTTTTAGTCCCACAAAGTCAAATAAAAGTTCTCGAAGTTGTACTGTACTGTTTGGATTGAACTCTTTTTGTTTGATTCTTTCGAATGTTTGTACTGCATCAAACTCATATAGTTGACTTACTGCATTGTCTATATCTTCTTGCATGAGAACTGTTGCCTTTTCTAGTCTTTCTTTATCAAAAGGAACTCCAGTATCTTGTATATCTGTTAAGAATCTACAGCCAGGTATAAGTATATCTTCATACACTTTCCATAGTTTAGGATTCTTTTTGACTGCTGGGTATAGTTTCTCAAACACTAATAGAGTTACTACTGCGTCCATTGCAGCATATACTTTCATTACTTCGAAAGGAATACTGTCCCATGTAAATTCATCTTTGAGTATTCTATTTGCTTTTCTATATCCATCAATCCAGTCATGCATTGGTTTCTCATAATCACCATAGGGTGTAAACTTTAGTGCAAGTTGTTTCAGTCCATGTGTGCCAGGCACTTCATCTAAACAATAATGAAGAAGCATGGTATCATGAAATCTTGGAAACTTAAAGTTGAAATGATACTCAAAAAATGCTAAGTCAAACTTTGCATTGTGAAAGACTACCCACTTTTTGTTGAATAGTTCTTGCATCATTTGTTCCAGTTCTTCATCAATACAATCTGTTAGAATGTATGCACCTTTGTCTTTTTGAAAGGACAAACTAAAACCAATCATATATCCATCTCTTGGATATAATCCTGTTGTCTCAGAGTCAAGTGCGATAAATTGATTCTCATGGTCTAATGCTTGTTGTATAAATACTTTTGCTTCTGCTGTATCATCTATACCAACAGCATTTTCTTCTGTAACTTGTGCTACTTTCAAATCTCCACTAATAAACTTTATTATATTATTCTTGCTTTCTTCCCATAAAGGTTTTGCCTCTGGTTTGAAGGCAAGCATAGCTGGATTGATGACAGGTAGATATTTATCTTCCACGCATCTGCCACTATATTCTGTAATAGAGTTTATCTTAGTAAAGTATTTTAGTGCATCAGAACCAACTAGTATCAACCAGTCGTATTGTTCTGTATCAATATCAATATCGACATCTGCTTTTAAAATCTTTTTCTTACTCGAATCAGAGCAGAGAGCAAATCTCTCAAACTCAAACGAGTTATCAAATCTGTTTACGAAATCCGTTCTACTGGGTTTCGATTCAATTAATGCTACTTTCATATAACCTTTCCCTTAAATTATGTATTTGTTCTATTCCTAAGCTACCTGGGTCTATATTTTGCCCTAGATTAACATTTCGTGTTATCAACCCAAGTCCTTCTGCTAATGTTTTGATGTTTTCTGCAGCTTTCTGTCCTGCATCATCGCCATCAAATATAATGTCAACTCCTACTATGTTTTGCATTTTTAGTATTGATAGTTTATCTCTATCAACATTATTTGTTCCAAAGCAACATATTGCATTCTCTAAACCTTTATCATGAAGATTTATCATGTCATATATACCCTCCACTAATATTGCTCTGCCCTTGATAGGAGTCACATTAGAGGGATAAAGTGGTAGCACGGCTTGGGGAGGATAGATAAGATACTTTGGCCTTTCGGTCATAGTCATATGTCTGCCGTTGAAAGCTACTACTTTACCCGTAATGTCACGAATTGGAAAAACGATTCTACCGTTAAAACTTCTATCGTGATGTAGAAAAGCATCGAATCTAGTATATGTTTCTGGCTTAATGCCTCTCCAGTTTCCGACATAGGGTATAAACCCTTTCGGGAACGCGAAACCTATACTAGCAGAACGAGTTTCTTCTATTGAAGTTTTTAATTTTTGTCTTTTTATTTCAAGGAAGTTTGCTACTGCACCAAAGTGGTTGAATACATTTCCACGAAAACCACAAGAAAAGCAATGAAAAATACCAGTAACTTGGTCAATTCTCATACTAGGATTCTTATCGTCGTGTTCAGGATTGAGACACTTTACTACATAATCCCTTCCTGTAACCTTGAAGTCAATATTTTTCTCTGTTAATAAATCATCAACTCTCATCGTGCTTCCACTTTAGTTCTTCACCTAAATCCTCATAAAATCTCATATCTACGTCATCATCTTTTGTGTGTTCGTAGTGTAATGATTTGAATACAGCCTCTTGCATTTGAAACCAAATAGCAATAGCCTGACTTCTAAATTCTTCATCTCCCCAGAGGTAATAGCAGTTGTGCCAATCTTCATAAAATCTATGAACTGTTATTGGAAGATTGAAGTCTGGGTCTTCTTTCTTTATCTCATATACTGCTCTAATTCTTTGACTACCTGCAATAGGCCACCACATTTTCATACAAAGAAAGGGATTCAAAATACCCTTAGCTTTTATACTATCTACGAGTGGTTGATTTACAGGTACTCCCTCTATGTTTTCTACAACCTGTGGTTGTTCTAGTAAGTGGTTAGTATCTACACTTACTATCTCGTAGGGTGGAACTGCAACTAAATTTGCAGCTGTCTTGCCGATTCTATCAGAGGCCATTTGGGTCTCTCCCTACTTCTACATCAGCTAACCAATTGTTAAATCTGTCAATTAAAGTTGCTTTGCTTGGTCTATATCCTTCTATCCACTTTTTACCTGTTTTTCTATCTTCAAAGTGTCTTTCTCCATTGTTATATGCAACTTCGAATATTCCATTTTGAGCATGGATATATTTTATTTGGTTGCCCCAAGCTTCTGCGGCTAACCAGTCTTTTTGTTTTTGTACTTTGTCACTATATTGCGTCATTTATTTCCTCCCCTGTCGCCATACTATCTTTTAGTGTTTCTCTATCTTTAGGATTCATAGTTGATTGAGGCCCAATCTTAAGTGTTTCCCAATCCATTACACTTGTGAATCCCTCCATTTTTGCACTACGCATTTTTGTACAGTTGAATGTAATACACTCATCTTCTGGAGACCAAGTCTCAATGGTGTATGCTGCATCAGCTGCATCAAGAATACCTTTTGCAAATCTTGCCTCTCCTGTACTATCTGTTTGATAAGGAGAGAATACAGGAACTTCATATTCCTGTGCCATGCTTTTCAGAGTCTTACTTACTTCAATCTGCTCTGTCCAGTCATACTGTCCACCTTTAGATGGAACATTTGAACGTTTTACCTGATTTAGGTAGTCTACTATAATTACTCCCACATCTGTTTGATTTACTTTGCTTTCTAATTCTTTTCTTATTCTTGATAAACTTAATACAGGGTCATATATAACATCTAATTGTCTTTCGGGAGTAAGTTTTTTCTTTGAAAGTTCTGTATGTAGTGTATCAAAATCTCTTGTTTCATAAAAGTCTGGAAGAAGGTCAGCTCCACCCACAAATCTATTTGCCCACCACTCTGCTACTCTGTTCCACTCCGTAGAAGTAAGATTACGAGTTGCTAGCCTACCTATCGGTACTCTGGCTCCGAGTGCACACATTCTTTGTAGAATGGAGCGACTATCCATTTCTATCGTAAAATAGATAGAACTACGTCCTTGATTATAAACATTGTTTGCAATATTTACACAGGTTAAGGACTTACCTGCACCTCTGCGACCACCCACAAGAACTAAGTCTCTGGGAGAAAACTTTAGTTTTTGGTCATATTCATCATTAAGTCCAAGAGGTAAGTATTTCTTGAGATTCTTTTCAGAATCAAATAAACTGATAGTTTGCATATTTTCTTCTGGAGCTTTGAGGTCTACTCTTTCTCCAATGTCTAAAACTATTTGTTGAAGTACTTCAACATTTTCTTCGGCAGAAGATATTGCAATAGTTTTCTCTACAAACTTATCTAATTCATCTAGGATTTCTACTTGTGCATACTCATTCTTCAGGTACTCAAGCAACATCCAAGCGTCAACATCTATATCGACAGCTTCGATAGCAAATACTTTTTCTCTTAGTTTTCTATCACGAATGGATAGCTGAAGGTCTTCGAAAGTTGGAAGATTACCAAAATTCTTTACATGAGTGTGCATCACTTTATGAAGCGATTGATATTCAGCAGGTAAATAGTTCTCCCTTAGGTTTCCCCAAGTATCAAAATCTTCCTGCGTTATTATTTGCTTCAGTAAAGCTGAAGGTAAGTTCAAGTGTATCCTCCCAGATAAAAATGGGCAAGAGAATTACTTCCCTTGCCCAAGTGATGAAAAAATTAGCTAGAAGCTTTTTCTTTTCTAGCAGCGCCATCGTAATCAGCACAAGTTAGACCTCTACGGGTTAACATTGTTTTAACGCCTCTTACTGTTTTGCCGATTTCATCAGCGATTTCTTCGACAGTCATGCCGTCAAGCTCGCCATTTAAGTCAGACAAAGGGTCAGCTTTAGATGAACCTTTAGTTTCTTTTTGCTTAGGAATAGCGTTAATATCGCCACTTCTAAGTAAGCTAAGAGCTTTTCCTCTGATAGAGTTAACAGATTTGCCAAGTGCATCAGCGATTTCTTCAACAAATGCATTGTCATTTACCATAGAGATAAATGTAGCTTCTTCTTCGGGAGAGTAAGTTCTAACAGATTCTTGTTTCTCAGCTGGTTTTACATGAGAAGTAAGTTCCATAGAAAGTATTTTTCCTTGGATTGACTTAGCAGAAAAATGTCCACCCTCGAAAGAGTCAGCAATTTCTGCATATGTGTACTGACCACTATTGTCAGTTACGAAAGCCTCTAATGTAGCTTCTTGCTCATCAGAGAATGATTTTGTAGACACAGACGAAGCAAGTTCTACTTCGTACCCCATTTTTCTTAGCTTAGATGAAACACTTCTTGTAGAAGTTTCTAATTCATCAGCAGCGTCAGCTACTTGAGCTTGTGAAATTGGGCCTTCACCAACAAAGTCTACTAATTGTTGGGTTCTTTCATCTGTCCATTTTGGTAATGCCATGATTTTATCCTATTATTTCTTTTAAGTTTGTTATTATTATAACACCCCGTTCTCGGGCTGCTTGCGTTTTTGCAGATTCTATTCCGCTTTCGTTTACTAATATGTTTACATCTTTAGTTAAACTACTTTTTACAAGGTAGCCCATTTTATTCAATACTTCTGTTGCGGCTGCCTTTGTCTTGTAGCTTTTGAGTTTGCCTGTGATACAAACAACTCCTTTTGTTTCGGTAGGTTGAGACACTTTGAGAGTCTGTATCCACCTAAAAGGGAGTCTTTCATATCCATTAATAAACTCTTCATAATACCAATCGAGTAAATTCTCAGTTGCTGCTGGGCCGAGTCCTGCTTTCTTGCAATTTTCTTCGTTGACTTCTGCCATGTTTTTGATGACAGAACAAAGTTTTGCAGAAGCAGTTCGTCCAATTAACTTTATAGAAAAAGCTGGTAGTAAGTCTACTAAGTCAGTAGCTTTACTACTTTGTATTTCTCTATGCAGTTTTACTGCGAGTTTTTCTGAACC